AAAGGGTGGAGAGGCAGACAATGTCGTGCTGTTTACGGATGTATCACCCGCTGCATCCAAAGCCGCCGAAGACGATCCGGATGAGCTGCATCGTGTATTCTATGTGGGTGTAACAAGAACAAGGCAGAATCTATATTTGATTGAGCCGCAAGACGCATTGAGGAGCTACAATATATGAACAGGAAAGAAATACTCGATAAGGCTGAGAAGATGATCAACGGCCCACGAGCCAAGGACTATGGCGATGCCCATGAAAACCATGAGCGCATAGCCAAAATGTGGTCGGTGATACTGGAAAGAGACGTCACCGTCGCGCAAGTATACCAATGTATGATAGCCGTCAAGCTATCACGCCTGATAGAAACACCGGGACATGAAGATTCCTGGCTCGATATCTGTGGCTACAGCGCCCTTGGGGGAGAAAAATAATGGCCTTACAGTTAGCGTTTGACACGCCAAAGTCAGAATGGTTGCCGCCGAGCGAGCTACCCGACATTTTTGATGCTAGACAAGTAGCCATAGATGTAGAGACATATGACCCAAACCTAAAGAAAAGCGGACCAGGATGGCCAACAGGCGATGGCTACGTTGTCGGCTATGCTATAGCGGTCGATAGTTGGTCCGGGTATCTACCCATACGCCACGAGCACGGCGGTAATTTGGATGAACGAATCGTAAACAATTGGCTAAAGAAAGTATTTGAGAGTCCGGCGGATAAGATTATGCACAACGCTCAGTATGACGCCGGATGGATACGACGCATGGGATTCACAATCAATGGACGTATTATCGATACTATGCTCATCGCTGCGCTGCTCGATGAAAACCGGTTTAGCTACAGTCTCAACGCTTTGGCCTATGATTATTTAGGTAAAGTAAAGTCAGAGAAAGGACTTGTTGAGGCCGCTACAGGATTTGGACTCGATCCAAAAGCGGATATGTGGAAGATTCCGGCCATGTATGTAGGTCCTTACGCAGAGGGAGACGCGGATCTTACGCTGAATCTATGGAACTATTTTTCTGCCACGCTATCAAAAGAAGACTTGTGGCCCATAGCAAACCTCGAGCTAGACTTACTGCCGTGCCTCATCGACATGACCTGGCGCGGAGTCCGGGTAGATCAGGACAAGGTCGAGCGCACACGAAACTCGCTTCTCAAGCGCGAGGAAGAACTAAGGCAGCACATGAAAAAATTGGTGGGCTATGACATAGAAATATGGGCGGCTGCCTCCATAGCGAAAGCATTTGACAAACTGACCATAGAATATCCACGCACAGATAAGGGCTCACCATCGTTTACAAAGCAGTTTCTAACGGACCATCAGCATGAACTGCCCCAACTAATCGTGCAAACTCGTAATATAAACAAGACGTCCGGCACGTTTATTAATACCATTATGAAACATTGTCACTCCGATGGTCGTATACATAGCCATATAAACCAGATTCGATCCGACGACGGCGGCACCGTATCCGGTCGCATATCGATGAACAATCCAAACCTACAGCAGATTCCGGCCCGTGACCCTGAACTAGGTCCCATGATTCGTAGTCTGTTTCTGCCAGAAGAAGGAGAGCAATGGGCGGCTATCGATTACTCGCAGCAAGAACCACGGATCTTGGTGCACTATGCATACATATATGGTAAAAGCCGAGGCGTACCGCTCAAAGGTGTAGAAGAATTTATCCACGGCTATCGGCACGATGCGGCTATGGACTTCCATACCATGGTCGCAGACATGGCAAAGATTCCACGAAAACAGGCCAAAACTATAAATTTAGGGCTCATATACGGCATGGGCGTGAAAAAAATGTCCGAACAGCTCGATATATCGCTCGATGAGGCCAAAGATCTCGTAGCGCAGTACAATGATCGCGTGCCTTTTGTCCGTGGGTTGATGACGGGCGTGCAGAATAGACTCAACGAACAGGGCGGCACAGGATCTATACGCTCGCTGCTTGGACGTAAGTGCCGCTTCGATCTGTGGGAGCCCGATACATTCGAGATGAACAAGGCTTTACCCTACAAAGAGGCCGTACAGGAGTATGGACCCACCACAAAATTAAAACGAGCCTACAGTTACAAAGCTCTGAATCGTCTAATCCAGGCATCCGCTGCCGATATGACTAAGAAAGCCATGGTAGATATATATAAAACAGGACGCTTGCCGCTCATACAGATACACGATGAGATAGCTATGTCCGTAAAAGACGCAACAGATGCAAAAAATGTTGCTGAAATCATGGAAAATGCTGTACACTTAGAGATACCGAGCAAATGCGACGTTGAAATTGGCCCCGATTGGGGAACTGCTCAATAAAACCTGTCTGCTAACGGCATTTGTTCGGTTCTTTCCTCCCACCTGGCCCCGCTTGGCGGGGCTTTTTTTCTTGATTTCTTAGATATTATCTTATATAATCCTGTAAGATACTATATAAGGACACTCTATGGACACAGAAAAATGGAAATCTATCGTTACGCCGCAAGATATATACCGTAAAATAAAACAAGACGGTAAAGACAGGGGCCGAACCATTGCTAGTCAGCTACGCATGATGGTCCTCCTATACGATAAAGTCCAAAAAGATCTTGATCCAAAACCGCTAGACCACAATGATGATGAATTTGTTATATGACGCCCACCATTCACTTTGTCTTGTACCTCATCACGTTGCCGGATATCGAGTCGGATAAGCACGCGATCCATCGCCTGTACTTCGATAACCTCGAACAATGCCACTATTACGCAAATGCACTAGGACAACACTACGATCCTATTGTCAGAAAACCTAATTGTGGTAAGGTAGATAATTATATTATAGAGGTCCGCGCTCCGCTGCCTAAGCCTGATTTTATGGATTAACGTTGGAAGATAAGTTTCACATTAATAATTTTGTAAAAAAGAAAAGCATGGACCACCAGGTGCGCCACTTCAGCAAAGAAGTCATAGAAAAATTTAAGAATATGACTCGGCGTAAAAAGAAAAAAGACGTTGACTACACAAAAATTATCGATGATGAAGAAACAATCAAGCGCATACGGGCCGATATAAATAAAGGATTTATCACGCCTGACGGATTTAATAATAAAAAACATAAAAAAAACTTGTAATCTCTCATATAGTCACTTATATTAGTAGATGAAAGGGTTGTCATAGGCCCTCTCCCGTAGTTAGTTGGAGCCCCTCAGATTTCTGGGGGGCTTTTTTAATGGTTGACATTGCTTTTTTGTGTGCTTATATAAGATATTGTCAACTATAGGAGAAAAATATGATTACACGATTACAAAATCAACACAAGTATTTCACCGATGCATTGAAGAAACTTGAACGAATAAAGAAGAAAACACCAGGCCTTGGATTTGCAAAAATGAAGTGTCGCGAAAAAATTGCAGAGATTGAGAGGAGAATGAAAAATGATCACATTTAAAGGTGAACTGCCCATGGACCACGAAAGGTCTTTAGAGCATCTTGTCGAGCTTTGGACACAGGATCTAATAAATCATTATACCGATACGCCCTTTAGCACTAACTATGATGCGTGTTATGAGTCTGCGTGGGCCGAAATAGAAGAAGAGTTTCATTGGGAGAAACTAGAAATGGTGGAGGTATAATGACTTGGGATGATCTAACCAACGCTTTGAATAATCTGACAGACGATGTATCATATCTAGCAGTAGATGATGATGGATATATAACATTGCGTATAGGTAAAATAAGTAACGATAGCCCCATACCCGAGGCCATCCTAGAAGAAATACTAGGAATCTAGTGGAAGAAGTGCTGCGATATATTATTGATTACGGGGAGCGCGGCTTGCTCCCCGATGACCCCGAAACGCAGAAAATAATTAAAATAGCTAAATATATACAATACACAAACATAGTGTACATAGCACAGGACTTTGAAAACCTGGCGGACATGATAATGAATGAGGACAGAGATGGACATAAGAAACACTAAAGTAAAAGATAAATACCTGAAACATATGGGTGAGCTGAGTCTAAAAATAGAAACGATCACTAAAGAAGTAGAGCAGCAGATATTAGAACATAAGAAAGTCAACATCCATAGTGCAGCAATAACACCGGAAGAGGCGTCATATAATAGAGGCGCTGTAGATGCCCTGACTAAAGTATCTAAAATGTTACGCAAAGAGTGTAA